ACAAGAGCCCAAGGTCCAATGGGCGGAGTTTGTTTCCATGACCAATGCCGAGCACCAGAAGCTGCTTGACACTCATGGCCCCGCCGACACCGAGCGTTTGATCGAGATTCTGGACAACTACAAAGGGGCGACGGGGAAGACCTACAAGAGCGATTACAGAGCCATTCTGAACTGGGTGGTAACCCGGCTCCAGGACGAGAAGAAAAAGCGGGCAAAGGAGGATGATCCATTTGCAAGACTTCCCAACAAGGGCCCAATCATCGACAAACTCCCCTCCGCGACTGACGGATGCTGGGACGACGAGCCGTTTTGATTTCTTCGCAGCACAGCGGAAACGGGCGGAACTTTTCAACGCGACCCCCGGGACGCTGAAAGGCTATCATTGCCCCACGTGCCATGACCGGGGCGGGTACATGACGGTGGAGGAAAATGGGGCGCTGCGGTTTCAGCGCTGCAAATGCCAGAGCATCCGTGACGCCATGGGGGCCATGGACCGCAGCGGAATCCCGCCGGATGCCTTGGCGGCTTGCACCTGGGAGAACTGGAAAACGCCGGAGAACTGGCAGAGGAGAGCACTTGCCATGGCGCAAGACTACGTACAGCAAATCGCGGCGGGAGATCCCTCCTGGTTCATCATCTGCGGGACCCCGGGCTGCGGGAAAACGACGTTATGCACCACCATTTTCCGGGCCATCGTTGAGGGCGGCAAACCCGGCCTGTATGTTTCGTGGCGGGAGTTTGCGCGAAGGGCCAAGGCAGTTGGAAATGATCGGGACGATTTTCGGGAGGAAACCGAACCCTTGAAAAATACGCCGCTACTCTATCTGGATGACTTCTGGAAGGGGGAAATTCGGCCGGCGGATGTTCACCTGGCATTCGAGCTGATTAACGCGCGATACATCAGCAAAAAGCCCACCATCCTTTCCAGCGAGAACACGCTGGAGGCGATTCTCCGGGGCGATGAAGCCATCGGCTCAAGGCTGTTTGAGATGGCAGGAGGATATTACGTTGACTGTTCCAGAGCAAGAAACTGGCGCACAGCAAGGAGGCAGGCATGATTCACAAAGGCGAAATTTACTTGACCGACCGATACCGAGGCGGAAAGAAGGACTATGGCAGACCAGTTCTGATCCTCTCTTCCGCCGAGAACAACCGGGAAACCGGGTGCGTGGTGGCGGCGCCCTTGGTGTCCCGGGAACGCTACGCGGCGGCGTCCCATATCGCCGTGGAGAGTGTCCAAGGCCAAACCTATGTGGCGGTCCTGGAGCACGTCAAATCGCTGCCGGAGCGCAGCTTACAGCGCAGAAAGGACCATCTCTCCCGGCATGCCATGGCCCGGGTAGAGGGAACCCTCTGCCGCCTGTTGGAGCTTTGAGCCATGTGGGAGATCATCGTAAAGCTGCGGCCCATTCCGTCCAGTGTCGAGAATCCCAAAGGGACGCGGGAGGCGATTGCCTGTGACCTGGAGAAATACGGGACCGTGCGTTATGTAGACATCAAAGACAGCGCATTCAAACCAGAGCAAATGAAAATGGAGGAGCCGACATGATTCTAACCGGCAACGAAATCAAACTCCAACGGGAGGCGGGCAACATCATCATCAGCGATTGGGATGAGACCCGGCTGGGGCCAAATAGCTACAACCTGCGGCTGTCCCCCGAGCTGGTGGCCTATAAGGAGGCTGTCCTGGACCCGAAGCAGGACAACCGGACGGGGCGGCTGGTGATCCCGGAGGAGGGCCTGGTGCTGCACCCCGGGCGGCTCTACCTGGCCAAAACCGTGGAATATACCGAGACCCACAACCTGGTCCCCATGCTGGTGGGCCGGTCCTCCATTGGCCGCCTGGGCATCTTTGTCCACGTGACCGCCGGGTTTGGCGATGTGGGCTTTTCCGGGAACTGGACCTTGGAACTGACCTGCGTGCAGCCGGTGCGGGTGTACCCCGGCATGGAGATTTGCCAAATTTATTATCAGACCACCACCGGCGAGATTTTAAGCCAGTATCACGGAAAGTACCAGGGCAGCCGGGATGTGGTGGCCAGCCGGATCTATCAGGAGTGGAGCAATGGACAGAGAGACATGGAAGATTAAAACCTGCCCGGTGTGTAAAACAAAATTTCTCTCAACCACAGGCAAGGACATCTACTGTGGCAGGAAGTGTTATATGGCGCAGAGGTTTGGAATGCCAAGGAAGAAGAAGGAGGGAACCCCATGACAAGAAAAGAAATTCTCGCCGCTGCGGAGAAGTGCGTTTGCGGAGATCGGGAGCAGGATTATGGAATTCCAGAAAATAGCTTCCGTTTGATTGCTGAATTTTGGCACACCTATCTCAGCGCAAAGTGTGTTGCCGCTGGGGTCCATGTACAGTTAGAGCCGGAGGATGTGGCGGCCATGATGGCCTTGCTTAAGATTGCAAGGCTTATGAGCAACCCTGAGCACGTAGACAGCTGGATTGATGGTGCGGGTTATCTGGCTTGCGGCGGGGAAGTGGCGACGCTGGGGGGAAAAGATTGAGTATCCCCAAAGGAATGTTTACCAGCACAACGGATCTCTGGGAAACACCCCAAGCATTTTTTGACCAACTCAATACAGAGTTTTGTTTTACCCTGGACGCATGCGCTCTGCCTTGGAACGCGAAGTGTGAAAGCTACTATACCCCAGAGCAAGACGGATTGTCTCAGCCCTGGACCGGTGTCGTGTGGTGCAACCCTCCCTATGGCCGTCAGATCGGGAAATGGGTTGAAAAAGCGGCTGCCAGCGCCGCAGATGGTGCTACGGTTGTGATGCTGCTGCCAGCCAGAACGGATACGCAGTGGTTTCACCGGTACATCTATCACCAGGCAGATATCCGGTTTGTGGCTGGCCGCCTAAAATTTGGCGGCGCAAAATGGAATGCACCGTTTCCGTGCATGGTTGTGATATTTAGGCCACCCGAGAGAGGAGAAAAGACAAATTGAGTGAAATAACGTGCAAAGTATGCGGGCATGTATTTGACCTAACTAAGGAGCGGCATTATATTGCCCGTGAAAAAACAGAATTGTTTCTTATAGCTTCTAATAAAATGGAGCCTACCCTATACGATGCCTTTGATTGCCCTAATTGTGGGTGTCAGTATATTGTTAATGAACGAAAGAGAGTATTTGAAAGAAGGGATAAAAATAACACGAGAAGAAGCGATTGAGCTGTTTTTCAAACAGCTCACAGCGGCGCGAGTGGTGCTTGATAGCGGATTTGGTAGTAATCCGGGAGAGAACGACATTCTATACCGTAGGAGAAAAGAGATGGCTGAGATTGCTCTCACCGCCCTCACCCCACCCACGCAGGAGCAGATGGAGCGGGTGTTTGGCGGAAGCTGGGAGGGCTCGGCGGACGGCTATGCAGACGGAGAACTGATCTACGATATGTGGACATGCAGCAAGTGCGGGCATCTCATTGACGAGGAGGACGACCCTGATATGCTCCCAGATTTCTGTCCCAAGTGCGGGGCGGCAAATACCGACAAGGCGCGGGAAATTGTCAAGAAGAGATTGGAGGTGCTGAACGATGCGACCGATTGATGCCAGCAAATTATTGTTTGAAATCCAAGTTTGTAGTTGGGATAGTGAGAGAGACAAGGACATGGCAGAGGACCTTGTGTTGGGGATGCCCACTCTCACCCCGCCGAACGAGTGGGTGAGCGTGAAAGATGCCATGCCGCCAGAGCATGAGCCTGTTATGTGCATCGTGAGCGGGAGCCCGAAACTGGGCATCATTCTGGACGAAGCGTGCCAGTTTGGCTCGTGGAACAAGGAAGACGGATGGATAATCGACGAATACCTTGAATGGACAGATGCGGATGTGCTGTGGTGGCGGATGCTTCCCGAACTGCCTGAACGCCGCCCGCCGGAGGGAGAGGAGGACACCTGATGGACTACGAAAAGCTGATTGAGTGGCTTAAAAAACCGTGCTGGGGAGAATCTGCGCACTTGGTGGACAAAGAGAGGATGGAAGCCGCCACCGCCCTCTCAACTCTCCAATCCGAAAATAAGAAGCTGCGGGCCGAGATGTCTCAAGCTCGTGAATCTTTAGATTTTGCTCGTACAAAAGACGCTGAAATTTTACGGCTTGGAATGGAGTTGGGTCATCTAAAGAAGCATATGGAAAGATTAACTCATAGGCTTGGCAATGGAGAACTTACATGCAATATGGCAAGAGATGATTGCAGGAAAATGGGTGGGGATTGTCAGATAGATAGTAAAATCCTTGACCGCCTTGCTGCTTATGAGGAAACGGAGCTGGCGCCGGAGGACTTTAAGAGAGCATTCACCGAGGACGCACTGCTAAAACTGACAGGCCAGCTTCTGGGCGTTACGCCTGACCGCCTCCGCGAACTGGCCCAGGCGGACAGGGAGGGGAAAATCTCGAAGTACACCATAGGCGATGCAATTTATGACCGCTTTGGCGATGCCTGGGAGGTTAGAACGGCAGAACTCCATCTCCTTGGCGAAAAGCCCGACTGGATGTACAGGTGTGGTCACGCGGGAACAGATGATTACTGCGCTCTGTGGTCATTTGAGATTTTGACCCACGAGGAAGCCGCCATCTCCGCCCTCCGCCCCATCAGCCGGGAGTGCGGGAACAAGGCTGCAAAGAAGATCGTGCAGGAGGTACTGAAAAATGATTAAAGCGGAAGAATTAGCTAAGAAGATGCGAAAACAGCGTTGCCACCACTGCAAGGACGGGAGAAGCTTTGATGGACAATTTATTTTTTGCGGGAATAAAGGCCTCTTTTCCCTACATTTTTGTCCGGGATGCGGAGCGCCGCTTACTGAAAACGGGGAAGAAATTTTGGTGGGGAGATTGAATGAGGCGCTGAAAGATGGCAAGGGCGATTGATGCCAATGAACTGATGGTTGAAATCCAGGTATGTAGCTGGGATAGCGAACAGGATAAGGAGCGAGCAGAGGATCTTGTTTTGGGTATGCCCACCCTCACCCCGCCGAACGAGCCGCTGACGCTGGAGGAGCTGCGGGAGATGAAAGGCCAGCCTGTCTGGACGGTAACGACAGGACTTGATGGCTCTGGACGATGGGAACTTGTTTGCGACGTGGACTATGAAGATGTGCTCGAAATGGCAAGTTGTGTGGACGGGTTTTATGCCATCGAAATGGATACCTATGGGTCTACATGGACTGCCTACCGCCGCCCGTTGGAGCGGATGAAGAAAATAATGAGAGAGAATGGAATTATGGTTATCCCATCAGAATATCCCGGCAGCACAGAAAAGTGGAATATTCAGAAGCCACGCGATAAGAAGGAGGAATTGTAAAATGAATAAATGCAGCCTGTTTGATATGACCTTTTCAGAAATCATTGAGGATATTTTTGGGGTTTCATTTGATCGCCTGTGGGAACTGGCCTTGGCGGACAGAGAGAGGCGGTGCGTGGTGATGCCGTGCCAACCTGGGTATAAAATTTCATACAAGAGCAGCACAGGATTTTGGTGCAATGCGGTTATTAAGGATTACACGCCTGAAAATATATTTATCACGGCGGAGACTGAAATACCGAATGCAGAGCCATTAAGTCATACATTCTCGATTTTGGAAATTGAGTCCGCACTACGGAGGGAAAAGGAATGAAGGAGTACATCGAGAGGGCACATCTCTTAAAAAATCTTGGGTATGATGATTGCGATGAGCTGGTTGCAAGAAGGTGTCGGGACGCTCTATCTGCCCTCCCCGCCGCTGACGTTGCGGAGGTGGTGCGCTGTAAAGATTGCCAATATTACCAGGACGCAAAAACCAACAAGAAGGGGTTTCTGATTTGCCCAGCGTTCGGAATGGAAATTACCGAAACGGATTATTGCTCTTATGGCGTTCGCATGGGCTAGGAGGATAAGCATGAGGTTAAATGCGCAAAATGTGGAAAAATAAAAGAAATAATCTGCACAGTGGACGGGAAACCGTGGTGTGAAGATTGTTTGGATAGGGCAATGGGATGGCCGTTACACTTGACGAAATCATCGGAGGTGCAGAATGAGAGAAATCCTTTTCAAAGCTAAGCGGCTGGATAATGGCGAATGGGTGGAAGGGTACTACGTTGAAAGAGACAACAAATCTTGGATTTACCCGGCAGGCAATCAGGTAATCAGCAAGTCTTTAGCGAGAGAACTTCGCCCATTTCATAGCGCAAAAAGCACGCAGCGAATTATGAAGGAGGTGTTTCCTGTTGCCCCCTCCACGGTCTGCGAGTACACCGGAATGACCGATAAGAACGGAACGAAGATTTTTGAGGGGGATATCATCCATTGGACGAATTGGAACGGCGAACAAAAAGAAGCCCCTGTATGCTATGACCAAGAGTGGAATAGATTTTGTGTTTGGTTGAATGGCGCTGAAAGCATGGGCGTAAATATACATCTGTCAACGAGCGGAATTGAGGTCATCGGCTCCATCCACGACGGGGAGGGCGGACAGCATGAGCAGTAAAATCCTTTTTCCAACTTCCAATGTCTCTCCCGATCAGGCCGTAAATATTATAAAAACAGGACTGAACAATGAATACATCCCCATCAAAACAAGGAGACTTGCCATTGAACAGGTGGCATACATGGAGAGGTGCAGTAGCGTCACAAAAGACGAGTTAGCGAAGGCTTTGTGGTGGCTGCTTGACCACTACAACTTTGATAAAGACGGGTTAGTGGAGGTTCTGCGGTGGGTGTTTAACCACTACGATCTTGATGAGGATATTTGACAGCATGAGGGCAATGAATGACAATCTTAGCGATTGACCCAGGGGACAAGCAGAGCGCCTATTGCTTCATAGACAGCGAAGATTTACGTCCGCTGCGGTTTGGCAAAGAACAAAATGCTGTGGTCCTTTTGATTCTCCAGTTGGAGAAGTATGATCTTGTAGTCATTGAACGCTTGGCAAGCTACGGCATGCCGGTTGGACGCAATGTTTTTGAAACCTGCGAATGGGTGGGGAGATTCACGCAAGCAGCACAGAAGCCAGTGGACTACATATACCGCCAGGATGAAAAGCTCCATCTCTGCCATGACAGCAGGGCCAAGGATGCCAATATCCGACGAGCACTGATTGACCGATTTGCAACCCATGATCTGAAAAACGGGAAGGGGACGAAAAAGAACCCAGATTGGTTCTATGGGTTCTCTTCCGATGTATGGGCGGCGTATGCGGTTGGAATTACGTACACAGAGACAAAATTAAAATTGTAAACAAAGTGTTAAGATCGTCTAACAATTTGACCGAAATGGAGGGCTGCGATATAATTTAGACAGGAAATGGTTTTATACATACGCAGGCAAAGAAAATTCATTTTCTTTGCTGCTATGTATAAAACAGAAGATTTTCTTCCTCCTTCGCCCGGCTCCGAGGCGGTCTCAATATCGGGCGTACCTCCTTTTTCTTTGGGAGCGCGAGCCTTGTTCTCGCCTCCCTATCACCCGGCCAGAGCGGATTTTGGTGCAACTCCAAAACGGGTGACCATTCCCAGCTGGGGAAATTTGATGGAAGGAGATTGTGCTTCCACCGAATCAGCAAATTGCTTTGCGGCCGCAAAGTGAACCGAAGCACGCGCCATTCGCCATTTCTCTGAAACCTGTGGTTGGAGACGCAGACCATTTCAGAGAAGGTGCGTGCGGAAGTGTAAACAGGCCTGCGGAAAGCCTGACAAAACCCGCAACATACCCCGCAAGGGGTATCTGGTCCGCTATCTCAAATGGTCAGAGCGCCCGGCTCATAACCGGGGACATCCTGGTTCGACTCCAGGGCGGACCACCAAAAATAGATTTTTATTGATGAGGTTAGTTATGGCTGCACGGTTGACAGATAAGCAGAAAAAGAAAATAGTGGCTGATTATCTGGAACTTGGCAGCTACAACGCAGTTGCCAAAAGAAATCATGTGTGTGGGGAAACTGCTCGGCGTGTCGTGGAGGCATCTGAAGATTTCGCAGAGAAACTTAGACAAAAAAAGGAAGAAAATACAGCCGATATCCTGGCCTACATGGAAAGTCGCAGGCAAGCAGTATGCGATATTATTGAGGTAGGACTTTCCGTTCTTCCAGAGAAGATTCAGAATGCGCGCAGCGCCGCAGAGGTCACAACGGCACTTGGGACACTGATTGATAAATTCACAGCCTTTGGCGGTGGTCCTGGGAATGATGCAAAGGAAGATGGTTTGAGCCAGAGCTTGCGAGAGATGGCAAAGGAGTTGGAAAGCGATGGTTAAATTAAAACAATGTCCGTTTTGCGGGGGACCTGGCGAGCTGCGCCGTGTTTTAACCGGGTGTGGAGGCGTTCCAACTTCGATTTTGGATGGGTGGACGGTTGAGTGCCCGAATGGATGTTGCCAAATTAAGTCATTTAAAAGCGACATATACCAAGACGAGAATGGCGAGGTTGTTGTTAAGCGGAATGGGGCAGAAGAAGCGATTGCAGCATGGAATAAAAGAGTATGATTTCAGAAAAACAAAAGAAAATCCTTGCGTTTCCATACTCCAAATATGATGCCATTATCTGCGATGGTGCAGTCCGATCAGGCAAAACCTCTATCATGATGTGGGCGTTTGTTCGCTGGGCCATGGAAAACTTCTCTGGTCAGCGGTTTGGTATTTGTGGGAAAACCGTTGATTCATGCTCAAAGAATATTATTGTCCCTTTCACAGCTATGACGCTGGCAAAAGAAAAGTATACCATGCGTTGGCGCCGATCAGAGAAGATCCTTGAGGTGCGCCGGGGAACTACGACAAATTGGTTTGAGGTGTTTGGCGGCAAGGATGAAAGCAGCGCAGCACTGATCCAAGGGCGAACGCTGGCAGGTGTTCTATTGGATGAGGTTGCGCTTATGCCCCGTTCCTTCGTGGAACAGGCCCTGGCGCGTTGTTCTGTAGATGGAAACAAGAAATGGTTCTCCTGCAACCCAGAAAGTCCGCAGCATTGGTTTTATTTGGAATGGATTAAGAAGCATGATAAAAGAAATGCACTGTATCTTCACTTTACCATGCGAGATAACCCAGGGCTGACGGAGAAGGTCATTGAGCAGTATGAATCCATGTTTTCCGGCGTGTTTTATGATCGGTTCATTAGAGGGTTGTGGATTCCGGCGGAGGGGCTGGTATATCCGCATTTTGGAGAGCATTGTGTGGTGGATGAAGAGCCTGCATCAGGTCGATATTATATTTCCGTAGATTATGGCACGCTGAATCCTTTCTCCGCTGGGCTGTGGTGCGTGACAAAACAAGGGGCGGTTCGGATCAAAGAATACTATCACAGCGGACGAAGAACCAACATACAAAAAACAGACGAAGAGTATTATCAGGCATTACGAGATTTAGCGAAGGGATATAATGTGGATTACGTTATAGTTGATCCTTCTGCCGCCTCATTCATTACGACAATTTTTCGCCACGGAGAATTCCAAGTGGTAAAAGCAAATAACAATGTTATGGATGGAATTAGAAGAACATCGGTTTATTTGAAAGATGGTCGTCTCAAAATACATCGTAGTTGCAAAGATGCTATCCGAGAGTTTAGATTATATCGTTGGGATGAAGATTCTACGGTAGACAAAGTAATTAAAGAAGATGATCATGCAATGGATGACATAAGGTACTTTTGTAATACGATTATGGTCCGGCATTTTCCGGTTATGAGGTGAAAGAATGACCATTGCAGACAAGTTAAAAGAATTAGGTTACACAACTATCAATGAGAGTTTTTATTCCAAAGTGCAAGAATGGAAAAGTTGGCACGAAGGAGATGTGAAGGGGTTCCATCGATATAAAATACGAAACGGAAGCGGTATCGTCCGGTGCAAGAGATATTCCCTCAATATGGGGAAGAAGGTATCAGAAGATTGGGCAAACTTGCTCATGAATGAGCGGGTGGAAATTACGCTGGAGGGATCTAAGGAACAGGCGTTTATTGATCGAGTTTTTGAAGAGAACAACTTTAGGGTAAAATCCAATGAAATGCAGGAATTCGCTTTTGCTCTTGGAACGGTAGCGTTTATTCCACGTGTTGTTGGCATGAAGGCAACGGAAAAAGGTCCTATTCCAGGAAGTGCATCTGGGATAATCATTGATTATGTGACCGTAGAACATATTTGGCCGCTGTCTTGGCAAAACGGGGTTATCATAGAATGCGCGTTTGATAGTATTGTCACGGTTGATGGGGAAGATTACTGTTACCTGCAAATTCATCATAAAGCCAATGGATTTTATGACATAGAAAATCGGATTTATCTATATAGGAATGGAAATGTAGATAAAGAAGTATCCCTGTCTTCTGTCTCTGGTTTCGAGACGGTCCCGCCTGTTGTACACACCGGCTCTGAAAAACGACAATTTGTTATTGATCGACCCAACATCGCAAATAATTTAGACTATTCTATTCCGCTTGGTATTCCGGTGTATGCGAACGCTATTGATAATTTAAAGGGTGTAGACGTTGCATTTGACAGTTACGTAAATGAGTTCATCCTTGGCAAAAAGAGAATCATGGTGAAACCGGCAGCGACAAAATATATAGATGGGGAACCGGTTTTTGACCCTGATGATTTGTCTTTTTATGTACTTCCCGAAGACATTTCAGACGACGGTGCAGTGATTACCCAAATTGATATGACTTTGCGGACCAATGAACACACGACAGGCATCCAAACTCAACTAAATCTTTTGTCAAGCAAGTGCGGATTCGGAGAAACTTATTACCGTTTTGACGGAGGGAATCTTACAACGGCAACTCAAGTTATTAGTGAAAATAGCACTATGTTTCGAACGATAAAAAAGCATGAAATTATTTTAGAGCAGGCTATCAAGGAATTGTGTCGGATCATTTTGCAATTGGGCAACATAGCTATGGACGCAAGGTTGAACGAGGACGCAAAAGTTACTATTGATTTTGATGATTCCATCATTGAGGACAAGACAACTGAGCGTAACAATGATCGGCAAGACTTAGCTTCCGGAATTATGAATGACTGGGAATATCGTATGAAGTGGTATAATGAAGATGAAATGACCGCTAAAAAGATGCTGCCACGTATGGAAGATATGACTGACGAGGAACAGGATGAGGTGGAGTAATGCCGAGATATCCTTTCACTCCAGAAGTCTTAGATTCGATGCCAGAACCGCTCGCAGAGCTGTTTAGAGGGCTCGAAGATACACTCCTTATTGAAATATGCAAGAGGCTAAAAAAAGCAGGAGAACTTAATGAGGTAACAGTTGAGGCAATCAGGGCATTAAGGAGCCATGGCATTGATCTCAAAAAAATTGAAGAAGCAATATCTTCTGTAACTGAGATTGGAGAGAAAGAGTTAAATAAACTACTGGATGATGTAGTTTCAAGATATCAAAATTATACGAAGGAAATGCTGACAATCTCAGCGATTACAACGCCAAAGTTAATGATTAACGACGTAGACGTTGAGGCGATTAGAAAGCAAGCTCTTTCAGAATACAGGAATATTACTCGGTCGATGGGCTTCGTTGGGATGGGAAATTCTCAAAAAGTCATGTCTGCGTTGGAGGCATATCAATGGGCGTTAGACCAGGCGGAACTTGAGATTATGTCCGGTGCGATTGATTATAACTCGGCGATCAGAAAAGCCGTGAAAGGTCTGGCGGACAGCGGCCTAAAAATTGTTAGTTGGGAAAGTGGACATAGAGATCAAGTAGATGTATCTGTCCGGCGGGCGGTAATGTCCAGCATAAACAGAATGAATACAGTTTATATGGAAACATTGCAAGATGACTTGGAGACCGATCTGGTAGAAGTAACTGCCCATGCAGGCGCAAGAAATACCGGGTATGGAATTGAAAATCATGCGTCATGGCAAGGAAAAGTATACCGTTGGTCAAAGAAGCCGAAAACCTCAAAAGGAAAGTATAAAGACTTTGAGGCGACAACAGGCTTTGGACAGGGCGCAGGTCTCGGAGGGTGGAACTGCCGCCACAGATATTATCCGTATATAGAAGGAGTATCTTATCGAACCTATACAGACGAGGACTTAGAGAAGATAGATAAACCGCCTTTTGTTTATCAAGGGAAAGAATATAATCAATATGAAGCAAGTCAGGAGCAGCGGAGAGTGGAAAGAACGCTCAGGAAACTACGAAGAGAGGCCAAGGCGTATGAAGCTGCGGCGCTGTCAGAGGATGCGCAAGCTGTAAATATTCGAATTAAAAGGCTTCGGAAATATTATGATGCGTTCAGCAAGAAAGCTGGACTTCCAACACAATACGAAAGGGCGGCGGTTACATATTGATTAAAGAAATAAATGGGGAAACATGGTTTTGTTGCCCAAATTGCGGGAAGAAAATTCATCCAGTAAAGCATGGGGCACGCGGCGTATATGTTGTGTGCAAACAAAAAAGACAAGATGGGACCAGATGTAATTGGTCTGGAGAAATTAAATATAACTGATCGAGAGCCATTGAGCCATTGACTATCACAACCGGTAGTTAATGGCTCGTTTTTTTGCCGACGGGCGTTAAACGGTGGCCGACGGGCCAAAAACAAAAAACGGAGGTTTATAAAATGGCTGAACCTATTAGCAATCCTGTTGTACAGGACCCGACACCGGGGACAGGTGGCGAGGTGACCTTTACTCAGGCCGAAGTTGACGCTCTTATCAGTAAGGAAAAAGCAAGAGCGGTAGCAAAGGCAACAAAGGGTATCCCGGATGAAGCTGAGTTAAATGCGTTCCGTACATGGAAAGAAAATCAGCAGTCTGAAAAGGATAAGTGGGAACGGTTGACCGGGGAGAGAGAGGCTCTTTCCGGGAAACTGACCGCAGCAGAAAACGAAAGAGACCAACTCAAAAGAGATTTGTATGTACTTAAAAAGGGTTTGAGTGGGGAAGAGGCCGAATTTATTGCCTTTAAGGCCCTAAAAATGGTAGATGACAAAACGACGTTTGAGCAAGCAGTAGATTCGTTGACTGCTGACAGGAAAAAAACAACATTTGATTGGACTGCTCCGGTTGGAGATGGGTCTAAAAAAACGAGTGAAAATGACGTGATGAATGCATTGCTGCGCGGTGCATTAAAATGAGAGGAGATTGTAAATGCCAGTTAATATCATTGACAGAAGCAAATTATCCGGACTTATCCCGGAACCTGTAACCCGCGAGATCATTCAAGGGGCTGTAGCTGAATCGGCTGTGCTGCGGATGGCTCGTCGGCTTCCTAACATGTCCAGCAAGACACAGGTTTTGAATGTGCTTGACGCACTGCCTACGGCTTACTTCGTAAATGGCGAGGCAACTTCCGGAACGGCTGATTCCAAAGCTTCCCTTAAGAATGTGACTAACATGGCGTGGGACCAGAAGAAGATTCATGCTGAGGAGATTGCGGTTATTGTTCCCATTCCGGAAGCAGTTCTTGATGATAGCACCTATGACATTTGGGGTGAAGTTCGTCCCAGACTGTCAGAGGCATTTGGCAAAGTTATTGATAAGGCTATTCTGTATGGGACCAACAAGCCTACTTCGTGGAGAGATGGCCTTGTCCCCTCTGCAACTACTGCAAATGCTGTTGTAACGGCTACCAGCGATATTTTCAAAGATATCATGGGCGAGGGTGGCGTGATCGCGAAAGTGGAGGAAAGCGGTTATATCCCCAACGGCGTAATGGCTGCTATCCAGATGCGTGCCAAACTGCGCGGCCTGGTGGACAAGAACGGTCAGCCTATCTTTAAGACTGATATGCAGGGCGATACCCGCTACGCGCTGGATGGCATGAGCATGTACTTCCCCGTAAACGGCGCTTATGACCCGGAGGAATCCCTTGCTATCGTGGGTGACTGGAGCCAGCTGGTCTATTCGATTCGCCAGGACATTACGTTTAAGGTGTTTGACAGCGGCATTGTTCAGGACCCCACCACTGGTAATATTCTGTACAACCTGATGCAGAACGACATGGTTGCACTCCGGGCCGTTATGCGGCTTGGGTGGGAGATTCCGAACCCTATTAACGCATATAACGTTGGAAATGAGAATGCATTCCCTTTTGCTATTTACGAACCGGCGGGGGGTTAATGGGGTCTGACATCTTAACGCTTTTCCCCAGCAGTCAGACCCTATTGGGGAAACAAGTCTCGGAGCTTGTAGGCGATGATTTGAAAGTCAAGGAAGATGGTTCCGTGGTTGGTACATTTCACTATGTGACCGGCTATACGGAATTTAGTGATGTTCCTGGAGAGGACAGCGGATATTACTTCCCATTCCACTTAACTAAAACCGGAACTAATATGACATTCAAAAAGAACGGGTCTCCGACCAAACAAGACATTCCTTTTGATGCCGATATTATTTTCCGCGTTACGAAAGATGACACTTTTGAGGTTTTAGTGGATGAGAACAGCGTTGTGACATTCAATTTCAAGGATGCTACGTTTGATTCCCAACCTAAAGCAACTTATAAGAAAGGAAAATAAAGGAGGTTTCCTATGGTATATGCGGATTATACATACTATAAAGAAACCTACCTTGGAAAGTTGATTCCAGAAACTGAATTTTCAATGCTTGCAAAGCGGGCAAGTGAATATCTGGACTATATCACAGTCGGAAGAGCGGCAGAAAATGCCTCTCTTCCGGCCCTCCAAGATGCTTGCTGTGCCCTTGCTGAACAGTACAAGGTTATTGAGAAAGCGCAAGAATCAGCTTTGAGCGAAACGGGAGAGAAGTCCAGTGAGACGGTTGGCAGTTACTCTGTGAGTTACCGAAGTTCGGCAGAATTAGCGAAGAACTCCACAGAGGAGATGTCTTTCATCGTATCCAGATATCTTGGAAGAACTGGATTGCTTTATCGCGGCGGGAGGTGCTTTCCGTGTACGCCCCACATTCTATAACTGTTTACACAATAACAGAAGATGAAGTCACTTTCGAATCTGTTTATAACATTACCATTTTGCGGGGGGTGTTCTTTGATGCTGCTCATGCCGCCAATGTGAGAGAAAGTGGGCTGGAAGGTGCAGACGTCGTCAACCTATTTATTCCATTCAATGTAAACGCTATTGATGGGATTACAGGTTTTCCTAAAAGATTTGCAACCCCAAAGCAATATGAAGCTGCCGAAGATAAAAGCAATTTGTGGACCCTTGACACGGATTCTATGCAAAGCTCAACTACTTTCTTTGTTAAGGGAGAAATCGTTGAGCAAGGGAAGGACTTTCAGTGGATGAATCGGATTTACGATAATGTTCACAGGATCACCAAAGTGGATGCAAAAGATTTTGGTTCCCCTTCGATGCAGCATTGGGAAGTTGGTGGCGCTTAATGGCAAGTGTCGTTATCCATGTTGATATTGATATCGACAAGATCAAAGCGAAACTTGATAGAGCAAACAAAGAACTTACAAAAAATGTAGCGAAAGATACAGAGAGCAAATTCCTACCTTGGTTGAATGGCACTTTAGCTGCCCGCACAAGGATTTTAGATGATGAAATTATCTATCCTGGTCCTTATGCCCATTATCTCTGGGAAGGAATTGTTTACGTAGACCCTCAAACAGGAGCTGCGGGATTCCGCCTTCCCGATGGGACGTGGAGATCCCGCACCGGAGTTCGGAAGGTTCCATCAGGAAAATCTTTGGTATTTACAAGGTCCTCTGCTCAACCACATTGGATTGAACCGGCAAAGGCAGAGTTCATGCCCAGGTGGGAAGAGGCATATAAAAAGTCCTTTAAGTGAGGTATCTATGGGACAAAAAATATCGAATAAAGAGCAAGAATCTATTTCAAGATCATTGCTTTCTTGGCTCAATACTTGGCCAGACAAGCCCGTTGGGGTGATCAACTTCACTTATGTTCCTGATGATGCCGAAGGTATGTCATTGTCCACGCCCCAGGGCACATTTATGGTTAGGAAATATGTTCGTGGTGCATATCAAGCAAGATATACATTCAAGATCATTTACCGTGTTATTCCTGGGAATAGCAATAACAAGCGTCTTACTGCTGATGAAACCTTAGAAAGCTTTGCAGACTGGATTATCAACAATGGAACAATGCCTCAATTAGAGGACGGGAAAAAGGTTGTCAAATTTTCTCGAAGCGAAAGTGATCCTGATTCCGTTTTATTTAACCGATATGAGGATGGAACAGAAGATCACCAAATTATTATGACGATGGATTACACATCTGAATAAAATTTTTTCGTGAGCCGACGAGCCGAAATTTATTTATTAGGAGGAAATATTATGAAACTTTCCGCTCTGATGGCTGATTACACCCCTTCCGCTGAGTTTGCGGGGGTTGCAACAAATGACGATTTTGTTCTTGCCGTAGATATCGCGGAAGAATCAGCCGGAAAAGTAGCTAATTATATCGTAGTTCAGTCCGGTATTGCATCGGTGGATAGTCAGTTGAATCCCGAAACAGATGAAAAAGCGTATATCCGACAGGGTGCGGTATCTACCAAAACATCTACTCAGCGTACATTCAATGTTACTGGTGACCGTATCTTTGGAGATGAATTCCAGGATTTTGTGTTGTCTCATGCAATTAAGTTCGGCACCGGACAGAAAGTAGTTAAACCTTATGTGTATTTCTCTCTGTTGACAGGAGAAGGAGAGAAGGGGACAGCATCTATCATTGTGAACTCTGATGGGTCCGGGGATGCCGGTGCATCTTCGGAAATTGACATTGATATTATGGCGACCTCTGCTCCCGCTGCCTACACATATTCTGACGATTCCGGTGTTTAACTGACAGGAGGATAAATTATGGAGACCTACAATATTAACGGCGTTGAGATTCAGTATGATACTTTCGATCTCGTCAACTTGGAATTATATACCAATGGTGTGACAGAGATCGCTGAAGTTGGAAAACGAGTGAAAGAAATGATTCAGGAAGATCCCGCCAAAAATGGCATTAAGGCAATCAGAATGATGTGTAATGCATTCATGGATTTCTTTGATGTTCTTTGTGGTGAAGGGACAAGCAAGAAGTGTTTCGGCGACAATGTAAACGCAAGAGATATCATCAATGCTTATGCCAAGTTCTGCGAAGAAGTTTCGGCGACCATAAATTCCATGAAGGTAGATTTGACGCCCTCCACATCGCCTGTCATCGTAGATGATTTTGAGCGGAGAGCAGAAAAACGGGCAAAGCTGCGGGCAGAAGCTGAACAGAGAGTAAAAGACCGTGAGAGAGAATCCATTTAACGGATTCCCCACCAGCGTAGATGTAGACGGACAACTCTTCCCAATTAACCCAAGTTTCCGCGTTGGGATTTCTATCGAACTTGAGATTCTGAAAGAAGAAAATCCAGATGTTGTAGGCCTCTTAAATTTGTTTTACCCAAGCGGAATTCCTTCCAATATATCCGCGGCGTTCGACGCGATGTTGTGGTTTTTCCGTGGGGAAGAAAGCAAAGAGGAAACGCAGGAACAAGCAAAAAAGAAAGGAGGCAGGGTATATGACTTTGAAATTGATTCAGAGGTAATCCTTGCCTCCTTTCTATCGACGTATGGGATAGACCTATCTAAGGATGATTTGCACTGGTGGGCTTTTCGTCGTCTTTTATTCAATCTTCCTTCTGAGACACTTTTCATGCAGCGCATACGATATCGCACAGCCGACATTTCCAAAATGAGTAAAGAGGAAAAGAAACACTATAAAAAAATGCGGGCTCTCTATGCGATTAAAGATGATCGAAGGAGAGAAGTACAGACTGTCGAAGAGAGAGACGCGGCATTGATCGAAAAGGTGCGGAAACGGTATCAGGAGGCCCAGAAGCATGTGGAAAAAGGGTCTAACTAAAATCAGATGCCCTATGTGCGGGTACGAAATGCCAGTGTTACGAAGTGAAAACGCTTCTTGTGAAGGGTTGTTTCTACGTTGCAAAGGTAGAAATTGTGGGCGCTGGTTTGAAATTAAAATAGAACGGTCCAAGTAGTGCCAGAGATGCCGATGGGCCCACTGAGAAGGTGGTGTAACCCATGGCGGCAGATGGTTCTGTAACCATTGAAATTAATGGTGACTATCAAGAATTTCTTTCAGATTTAGACAAAGCTGCTGGGAAGGCAGCAAGTCAGGCAAAAAAATCGTTTTCTGGAATTCAAAAAAATGCACAACTTACTACAAAGGATTATCAAAAACTAAATTCTGTTGCAACAACAGCATTGAATGGGATCGTAAAAGCCCTTGCTGCTGTCGCAACTGCATCCGCTGGAGCCCTTGTCGCGGTAAGTAAGATCGGGATAGAATTTGAATCTGCTTTTGCCCAAGTTGAAACCATCATGGACACTTCACAGATGTCCGTCGAAGACATGCGAAGTTCTATCCAAAACTTGTCTTCGGAGATGGGGGTGTCCGCAAGTGAATTGTCTGGGGCGGTTTACAACGCCATTTCCGCAACCGGAGACACTGCGAATGCAGTTTCACTGGTTGGGGATGCAACCCGACTTGCCACAGCAGGATTCACAGATGCAGAATCTGCGCTTTCTGTCCTCACAACCACCATCAATGCGTATGGGATGAGTGCTTCCGATGCTGAATCAATTTCGGACAGCCTGATTCAGACGCAAAACCTTGGTGTTACTACGATTGACCAGCTTGCCAGCGCAATGGGCAAAGCGATTAGTACAGCTTCCGCCTATAATGTCAATCTGGGCAACCTTGAATCTGCCTATGTCAGCCTAACAAAGGCAGGTATCAGCACAGAAGAATCCACAACCTATATTTCTTCCATGCTGAATGAGCTTGGCGACACCGGCAGCGAAGTTGGGAAGATCCTCAAGAAAGAAACCGGAAAGAGTTTCGGCACCTTAATGAAGGAAGGAAAGAGCCTTGGCGATGTGATTGAGGTTCTTTCTGATCATGTTGATGGCAGCGCAGAAGCCCTTATGAATCTTTGGGGGAGCGCCGAAGCTGGCAAAGCTGCAAACGCTATTGTGTCCCAGGGCCTTGACACCTTTAACGACAACCTGGAGAAGTTACAGAATAGCGCAGGGACCACAGAGAAAGCGTACAGCACAATGGCTGATACGCTGGAGCACAAAACACAGATGGTCAAGACTGAGGCCCAAAATCTTGCCATCTCTATCTACGAGCAAATCAAACCGGCGTTGTCTGACATTGCGGACGCAGCGTTGGAGTTTATCCAAAACTTTGATTTTACCCAGGCTGTCAATGCGGTTAAAACTTTTGTCGCTATTCTTGCCTCTGCGGCAGTTTCAATTGGAGTATTTAAGGCTGCGCTACTTATCAGCGATATTTCCAAATTTGTTACAGGGGTTAAAGCGGGCGCCGAAGCAGTAAAGGCGCTTAGTATGGTCACCAAGGCGGGAACGGCCATTCAAACGGCCTACAATGCGGTAATGGCATTAACTCCCTGGGGGGCCGCTCTCGCTGCGGTCACGGCTATTGCCGGCGCATTTGTTATTTACAACGCAGTAACTGATGACGCATCGGATAGCCAAGCGCAGCTTAACGACGCCATGAGCGACCTCAATGATAGGATTGAGGAACAGAAGCAAAAAAAGGAAGAGCTTGCACAGACCACAGCAGAAAATCTTGGCAAAGTAGACGCTGAGATCGACAAGACAGAAGATTATATTGCTGAGTTAGATAGACTTACCGATGCGAATGGAAAAGTAGAAAAAGGACAAGAAGACAGAGCGAATGCCCTTGCGAACTTAATAAATAATGTTATCCCCGGTGCAATTGAAATGCACGAGCGAGAAGGGGAAAGCTACGTTAAACTTGCTGACAATATTAAAGATATGCTTTTCCAAAAGGAGAAGGAAGCAACTTTGAACGCTATGCAGGGGCAGTATGAGGAGGCCCTTGCAAGTCAGCAAGAATTAGTGCAAAACAATGTCGATGCAGTGAAAAACCTCCAGGATGCCCAAATTGAGCTTGGAAGGGTTCAAAATTCTGTAGCTGGACAAAATGAGCATTCCGCGACGGCCATTAACGATGCAAAAGAAAAAGTTGAGAGAGCAAAAGACGCAGTTGTGGAAACTACTCAAGCAATGCTTGATAACCAGGAAGTTATCCTTGCTTACGAGGATGCGTTGGCGGCAGCAGATCCAACAGAACTTAGAAACGCTCTCGCTACATTGCAGTCGGATATAGTTAAGTTCACAGGGGATAACAAAGCCCAGGTTGACCAAGCAACCGAAGATATGGCAGCTGCGTTCAAAACCTTCGCCGATTCTACAGCGAAATCTTGGAGCACTTTAGGAGAAGATGCGAAAAGAACACAGATCGCAGCGCTCCAGAGCATGCAAACTATATTCCAATCGCAGCTGGAGCAATTTACACAGACAGGTGCTGAGATTCCTCAATTTCTTTCAAATGGTGCTCTATCAAATGCCGCTGTATTGCCGGAGAGTATCCGCCAGGTTATTGAAAGTGCCAGACAGGTTGTTCAGGCCATGGGCTTCGAAATGGCAACTGACGCGGATGCATGGGATTTCCTCATGGGAAATTCCATTTTGGAAAATGGACAAGTAGTTTCGGCTGCAACTAAGCAAGTTGCAGATCAAGCGGGTGAAGCAGGGAAGCAATCAGCGCAGACGAATGGTCCAGAAATTGGCCAAGTTTTGACGCAAGGTATCGTTTCGAGTGTATCTGGGTCTACGGCACAAGGGCAGCAAGCTACAACCAAATTTGTCAATGATTCCACAGCTTCTGGGAAAGCAGCGGCCCAAAATGGGGGAATTGGGACAACGATTGCAGACACAGCAACTGGAGAATTAACTTTTATGTCTCCACAGCTGGCTGCAGTTATGGGGTTTGCCGTTCAAAACTCGATTTCTTCTGGGGAATCTGCTGCATCTGGGGCAGGAACAGTTGGTGAAACAGCTGTCAATTCTGCGGCGGGAGCAATTACCTCTTCCAGTGGACTTCTAAGCACAGCTTTTTCCGGAATGATTGATGGCAGCGTTCAAGCTGCCCTGGGTGCTACAGCTTCTTCGACTTTGATTAGTGCTAAGATCGTCGAACAAATATCTTCCGGGATATCCTCTGGGACGCCTGATGTTGTTTCTGCGCTGAATAACCTTGTTACTACTGCGGTTCTTTCCTCCGCAACTGGTGCCTCTGGTTCTGCAAAAAGTGTCGGGTTGGCGATTGCTTCCGGTGTTGCTGCGGGTATCAATGCAGGGGCAAGCCAGGCGATTAGTGCAGCATCCAATATGGCGAAGAGTGCACTCGCTGCGGCAAAGAATGCGTTGGACATCCATTCTCCTTCTAAGGCGTTTCGCTGGATTGGTGAGAAATCCGTTGATGGTTTGGTACTTGGCTTAAATGACAAGGCGAAAAAAGCCCAGGCGGCCGCAGGCAAGCTTGCTGATGTAGTCCTAAAAGAAACCTCTAAACTTTATGACAAGATTGCGGAGATTGAGGCCGCAGCGCAGAAGCGGGCAGATGAAAAGGAACTTGCGGACTATGAAAAAAGTCTGGCAGAAAAGTATGAACGGCTGGAAGAGGCAGAAGTTGATGAACGACAGGATATCTTGGACGAGATAGCCGAGCTCAAAGAAGATTGGAATGAGAAGCAGCTAAAAAAGCAGGAAGAGGTTCAAAAGGAAGAATTACAGAGCGCCATTGATGCTCTTGAGGAAATGGAAGATGAGTATCAGAGCGCTTTGGATGACCTGAAAAGTGATCGTGATTCCTTGGCTTCTAAATTGTCTGGAGACAACCTTTTTGAGAAGGATTATAAGGGAGAAACCCGTCTTCTGAACCTGGATAAGGATATTCAAGAGATTGAACGATACGGGAATGCAATGCTCGCCCTTCAGAAAAAAGGGGTTGATGCTGGCCTTTATTCCGAAATTCTTCAAATGGAGATGGATGAGGCGACGGCATTCGCGGAAAAACTGTTGAGCCTGAATGATGATCAATACACTGCCTATATGGAGGCATACCAGAAACGAGCGGAAGCAGCAAAGAATATCGCGGCACAGATTTATCAGGATGAGTTTGAATCTCTCAACCAGGAATTCGTGGACAAAATGCCTGATGAACTAAAAGCGGCGGGAGAGGACGCTATGACATCCCTTGCCGTTGGTGTACAGGAAGAAGGTCCCACCGCAATTGCCGCAGCAAAGAAAGTTGCCGATGGTATTATTGCGGAAATTAACCGGATAAACGCTGCGGCAAGGCTTCGTGAAACGGTCACTGTGAGTGCTGGGAGTGCTTCCTATCGCCTCACACGCAGCACGGATAACGCCATGGAGGCCAAGCAGGTAGAGAGTAACGGAAGCGCATACAGGGTAGCAAACGCTGTGTCTTTTGCCAGTGCACCACGGGGAGATAGGGAAATTGTTCTGAATATCAACGGGAAAGCATTTGCAAGAGCAATTGTTAATGATATTCGTGCAGTAGAGGATCAGTCCCCCAGAATTGTGAGTGATTAAATGGAAAACATGTTTTTGTCAATTGATGGCATTGAAATCGAAGACTTGGAAGAAGGGGATTACACCGCCTATGAGGAAGAACTTGGCGTATCTGAGCGGATGATATCCGGCAGAAGAGTGGAAGAAATCCGCGCCACTATATGGGTGGTAGAAGTCAACTTTTCATCCATCGACTATGAAACAATGTCTCGGCTCAATACTGCATTTAAGGCATCACGTCGGCATCAGTTGTTTTTTCTCCCATCCACAGGAGGCACAGAGCTGGTACAAGGTTGGTTCCACTTGATGGAGCCTCCCTCTCCCTCCCTCACACGCTGGAGAGATAACGGACCTGAATGGGCAGCATACAAACTGACCTTTGAGGAGATTGATGGCCATGATTGATCACAGTGAAGCCTATGAAAAAGCGGTTATATCTGATTCAAGGCGACAATTTGTGCGAGTCGTGTTTGACCTATATGACCCAGATATGATCATAACAAACATAACAACAAATGATGAGAGTGATATTTCCTTAACAGATCAGGTAACAAATCGTGGTACAACAGAAAGCGAACAGAATATAGCGACCTTGGAGCCTAACAGATGGATTCTGGACGGAACTTTCAATATCCGACCAGATGACCCAATGGATCAGATAGGACAAGTTGGTTGGGTATCTGAATCTCTATGTGATTCTTTCGGCGTCTTTTCTGAACCATATCCTTATATTGAGTTTGAAATTCAAAACCTAAGTATATTGCAAGCATTCTCTTTCCGGTTTAGTGAAAAGAAATTCAATGGAATTGGAACAGAATTCACGTTGGATATTTACAGCGGCGATACTCTTCTTTGGTCAGACACAAAAACAGGGAACAAAAGTACGTTGACTGTTTTGGATGGCTTTACCGTTCAAAATCCTACAAAAATTCGCGTTACCATAAAAAAATGGAGCCTTGGCGGGCGACGGGTTAGAATCCCCCGGTTGATGGTCGGCCTATATGAAATTTGGGACAGGTCCATCCTAAAATCAGTTGAAACATATTCTGAGGTTACATTCTCTGGATTGTCCATTCCATATTCTACTTGCACAGTTGTTTTGTACAACGAAAACCACAGATTTGATCCTTATGCTCCAAATACGCTCTTCACATCCATTGAAGATCGTCAAAGAATCATTGTTGATTTTGGAATGCGGTTGGAAGATGGAACTATTGAATGGTTGCCCGCCGGGACTTACTATCAGCAATCTGCGGGATGGAAACTCAAGGATTTAACTGTACAATTTGATCTTCTGGATATTATTGGGGCGCTGACGAAAAGGAAATTTGTTGTCCCTGATACACTTCCAACAACGCTTTCTGGGTGGATTGAGGCGATTATGCTTTCTCTTGGCGTTAACTTTCAGAAAAATTATATCGTAGATGATGATGTAAAGGATATGCCCATTACAGCAGCAGAAGAAGAATGTACAGGGAAAAAGTGTGGTGAAATGCTTCGTTTCGCATGCATGGCAACGAATACTTGGCCCAGGCAAGATTTTGAGACCGGGAAATTGAGAGTAGGAAAATTACAAAGAATTGAGGGCAACAGGATTACCTTAGACAACATGAACTCCTATCCTGAAATGTCTGCAAATGATGATATTTCGGACATTACATTCACGTTGGATGATGGAGAAGAAGTGGTCTTTCCGGGAAACAACACAGAATCCGAGGTGTCTTTAAGTGTAGATAACCCATTTATTCATACGACGGATGATGCGAGAAAAGCGGTTATTTCCTGCCTGTTTGAGTATGGTGGACGTTCGTTCGAAGTACAGCACAGAGGCAATCCGTCCAGTGAATGCGGAGATATCCAGAGTGTAGACACTCAATTTTTCACCACTATCTCTGCTCGATTGTATAAGCAACAGCTCTCCCTGGCAGATGGCGTTATGGTAAACATGCCCTCCTATCTCGTTCAATCTCCCAATGATTCTGCATACTCAAACAAAACAGTTTTGACAGGTTCTGGAACATTCGTAAAGGAAGAGGCCGGGAAATTCCGCGTTACATTGATAGGCGGAGGGGCCGGTGGTATGGGAGGCGGTGCAGGGAATATCCTATGGGGCGATTCTTTTGACCCAGAAGACACGGCTGGCGGCATTGGAGGAGATGGCGGGAATGTGTTTATTACCGAGGTAACCGCGATAGCAAACCAACAATATGACTATGCTTGTGGCACTGCCGGGAAGGGCGGTGCAGGAGGAGAAACCCATGGCAGCCGTGGGGACGACGGCGAACCAGGAACCCCTGGCACAGACACTACTTTTGGAGTGTATACCTCTGCAAATGGAAAGCCATATCCTGTTGGCATTATGGACATCCAGAGCGGCGCTGTATACGCACAGAAGGGGCCGGACTATGGAGGGACTATAACAGCCCTGGAGGGTTCCGGCGGCGCTGGAGGCGAACAGGGGAGAAACGGCAAGTATGCACAGTGGACCTCTGAGGATGGCTATACAGAAACTTATATTGCATCCTACCCCAAAGACGGTACTCCAGGACAGGACGGGAAACCTGGATGCATTATTGTGGAGTGGTGAGAAAATGGGGGTGATCTAAATGGCAGAAGAATGGTCTCCTATTGTGATCTCAGCGACATTTACGCCAGCGACTGCCAATGTAGGAGACTCCGTGCTGCTCCAAGTGATTGTACTCGACGTACAGACGATAGAGCAGGAAGAGGTCAGATTGTCGGGTGAGTTTCAGAGTGGGGAGGTGTAGTTCATGTCGATAACCACGGTGAAAGCGACGTTTGATGGACAGGAATACACCCTCACATTTAATGAAACGACAAGGAAGTATGAGGCGGTTATTGTCCCGTCCAAGACCTCCCACAATGAAGAAGGGGGATATTTCAACACAGAGATAACTGCAACGAACGACAAGGGAGTTTCCACCACAACGGATGGGACGAATATCCCTGGGCTTCGGTTGACGGTGCAAGAGGAAGTCCCCCCGACTATTCAGCTATTATCTCCGGCAGAAGGGATATTGACAACCAATGTTCCGACCTTTGTTGTAGAAGCATTTGACGAGGAGAACGGCTCCGGGATTGATCCATCCTCTCTGTCTATGCTGATTGATGGGGTCGGGGGAGATATTTCCACGCAGGCCACGGAGAAAGGTTATCAGTTCACCTATACTCCACGAAATGAACTGAGCGAAGGGAATCATAGCTTGACCGCTTCCATCCAGGACAACGACGGGAATCAAGCCAGTTTATCTTTGGTTTACATTGTAGACACGGTGCCTCCTGAGTTGACTGTGCATGAGTACAGGCAAATCGTTGACGATGAATCTATTACGGTGGAAGGGATAACAAAGGATGTAACAACTTCACCGGTCACCTTGCTTGTGGGAGGGGAGGAAGCGGCTATTGATGAACACGGACAGTTCTCACATACGGTGCCGCTTCGCGTGGGGGAGAACTACATCACAGTTACCGCAACGGACAAAGCAGGTCTGTCCTCTTCTTTTCGGCTTTATGTCATACGGCTCATTACAGACCGTAGCCAGGCGGACATTGAGGAACTTCTTACGATTTTATCCAAAGAAGATCAGACAGAAGAAGAACTAATTCAGCTTGCACAGACAAGCTATAAGGGAGCATATAACGAAACTGATATGAACCGGGTTACAACGGCTGCCGAGTTCCTTTCAGATAGTTTATATACCCGTGGGTATGTAAACCCGTATGTTCCAGTCAATCCAGAACCGGGCAGAGATTATTGGGTGAAAGAGAACAAGCCAACATTAGAGCAATCTAAGGGATATGTTTCTAACGTTAAACGGATTCGAGAGACTTTCCACTTTGTACCTGATCTTCCAGAAGCCCACTCTGATATGCAGAGTTTCACCTTCCAGGAAGCGAACAATTTGGAAAAGATCCTTGTCCAAGTAGAATCCATGTTCCAATGGATGGATAAATCCTATCTCATGGCGGGAGAGGCCATGTGCGGAGAATTTTAAGAAAGGGTGTGTTTTAGTGCAAGATGCCATTATGAAAGGGAACGGGAATTCACGATACCTAAAGACAGTGGAGGAGGCCTTGTCCCTCTATCCAACCTATGAGGACTTTTTGCAGGCCATGATTGCTGGGACATTTCCCGTAGATTTCAATGGGATCAACAAGGATGGTTGGACCCAGCTGGGAACCCCTCTAAACAAAGCAAACCTTCTCTCAGATACGGTGATCTCCACGCTGGGCCTTTCTACGGGAGCTAATTCAACTCCTAACGATGCTTTCAATGTCCTTGCAAACGTCGGCAACGTCCATGTGTGGAGGAAGACGGTTAAAACGGATGAAAAAATACCTGCGACATATTCTCTTGGGCCTGAAGAAGGAAAAGCAGCATTAACTTATCCCCAAACCCCGTCGACGCAAGCGTCATTTCATTACGGAAAAACAATTACAGTCGACGACAATGGAACAATAACTATAAATGGGGAACAAACTCTCAGTCTTAATTCAGACGATTCTTCTGTACAAAAAGGAAATAATCTAAAGGGTAACTTTTTTTATTGCGATCCTTCTTCCACTATTGGTGGTGAAAATGAATTTGAGACAGGCCCAGGAAATGTTTATTTCATTCCTTCCGATGCCACTATAAGTAGAGAACCAGATACCTATTTGGGTGGAGTAATTTATACCAGCAAATACCAAGAGGTACGTGCAGTCCCTGCCGTTCCCCCTGGCACCCACGTCACCTACCTAACTTCCACGAACCGCAACGCTTACCAGGAGGGAGATGATGCGAAAGAGGCGGGGTATGTGTTGGGGGATATGGTGAGTGGATACCTGTTTGCATCGGCGTGGACTGGTAATGCGTCCAATTATTATTACTCCGAGACAATTAAAGTTTCCGATACTGGGACATTGACACAGGAAAATGTAAAAAGTTATACCGCAAATGCCACTAATGATAGCTGGGTTAGTAATATTCAAAGTGCTATTAGAGGTAAATTTATTACTGTGAGTGGAGAAAAAGATAATGGTGGAAGTGAAGGAACTAACCTTGTCTATATCCCCGATGATGCCATTGTCAGTTACTTTGAAAACGGAGTCTCTCTCGGTTATCCATATAATTATGGATTTCTTGTCAATAAAATGCAACAGGTCACCGGCTACCCCGCCATCCCCGCAGGCACCACTATTGAGTATCTGGGGGTGTTGGGGGACTTTGGTGGATCCTCTTTGGGATACATCAAATACGGTTCATACGTTGGCACAGGGACAGAAAACGTGATAATTCCGTTTAAAAATAGGCCGCTGATTGGTTTTTTGAATGTCGACGTCACAATGTTCACTGATACAAATTGGATTGTGCCGACTGGAAGCAGCGGAATTTCAAATTATACGGGGAGTGCAACCTGGTCTGGAGGGAAGTTGACCCTATCCAAAGGTGATTATTCTCGATTCCCGAATTCCTCTGGTAAAACTTATAAGTATGTTGCATTTTTGGAGGGAGAGTGAGCACAAATGTATTACATCAACTCAAGTCCGAACGAGACCGGCAACCACGGCAACCCCATGGGACAACCTTTCCCAAACTGTGTGACCCTACCTGACGATCTCCTGAGCCCCTATCTTGCGGCAAAGGGGTTTGTGGCCTTGACCGTGGAAGACGGTGCTGTGACAAGCCTGGAGACCAACCAGGAGGCGCTGGACGCCTATGAAGCAGACCACCCCGACCTCCCGCCGGAAGAGCCGGAGGAACCCGTCACCTGGGGCGCTATGGCGGCAGCAATTCGAGAAGGAGTGAATGACGTTGACTGAAAAAGAGTTTGTTTTGGATACCCTGCGCCGGGCGGGGAAATCTGCCGCAGTCAACTTGCAAGCAGAATCCCTCTCCATGACCGGCACGGAACTCTGTGCTGCGGAGGAGTATATCCCAGACTTCCAGGCGGCCAGGGCTGCCAAAAACATGCTGGAGCGCAAGGCAGGCCAGAAAGATGGCTTTGTCTGCCGGTCCAGCGCCGGGCGGGTGGTTCGGCTCCTCCAGGTCTACGACAGTGAAATCTATCCCCAGGAGCCGGAGGAGCTGCCCGCCCAGTGGGGGTTTGTCTGGTCCACTGACCCGGACAAGGCGCTGCCCTTCCTCTCCCTCTCCACTTCCCCCTACGCCAAAGGGGATTGCTGTACCGCAGATGGCAAAACCTGGCGCAGCAAGATTGACACCAACACCTGGTCCCCGGAGACAAGCCCGGAGTTTTGGGAGGAAGTGGAACCCTGACGAACCATCCCACACAGAGAGAGGAGGGCTGTTATGCCCATGGACAAGTGTACCTTTAACCCCGGGAATGAATGCTTGGGGATGCAAAAGGCTAACATGTTGGAGAAGTCTCTGAACAGCCATTTGGATGCGGCCCGGCAGACCCATAAGGAGATGTATGACCGCATCCGGGCCCTGGAAACTGAGAGCGCACGCCGGGACGAACAGTATGTTCAGATTCTGGACAAGCTGGATGAAATGTCTTCCAAAATCACATTGGCACTCAGCCAGGTGAGTGAGATCCAGATCAAGCCCGCACGCCGGTGGGAAGGGTTGGCTGATAAAGCAATCTGGGCTGTTTTCGCGGCAGTGATTGCGTTTCTGCTGGCAAAAATCGGGCTGTGAGAGGGGGTGAAGGGAATGAGTGAGAAATGGAAAGCCTGGTGGAAAGCGGCGGGAATCCGTGCAATCAAGACCATGGCAGAGACCGCCATTGCCACGATTGGGGCGGCAGCGGTGCTTTCTGCGGTGGAATGGCCGGTGGTTCTGTCGGCCACCATACTGTCCGGCATACTGTCCTTGCTGGTTAGTATCAAGGGCCTGCCGGAAGTTGAGAAAGAAACTGCAAACAAAAACTAAAGACAAAGAAGGAGAATTCGTATGGCAAATCGTTTTTATGCGAATCGCATGGCAATCAAGGCTATCAGCGAGAAAGAGGGCGTGGACGTAGACATTGCCTCCCGCATGTATGCGCAGCAGCAGGGCTGGACCGGCTGGGAAAAGGAAATGGACGAATGGAATGATATTCAGCGTTCCTACATGAAGTCTAAGACAAAGACACTGGCAGACCTTTTTAAGTAAAAGGGGGATTCCTATGGAAGAAAAGAATGCTCCTCTGTCTGTTGTACATCCAGAAGATGATATTCCAGAATCTATGCTGGACGAGATGACCAACGGAAAAGGGGAAGATAAAGATGAGTAACAGCCCTCTTGTGACCTACACCAAATTATCCCCCAACCATTCCGGGCGGCGCAACCACGTAATCGACACCGTTTCCGTTCACTGCATGGCAGGCAATGCCAGCGTAGAGACTTGCGGGGCATTGTTTGCTGACCCGTCTCGTAAAGCCAGCAGCAATTATGGGATTGGAAGCGACGGACGGATTGCCCTGTATGTGGAGGAGGCCAACCGGTCCTGGT